ATTTTTCTCCTTTCCCGCTTGCCCGTATATTCATTAAGGTACTTCCTTAACTGTCTTTATTATACTGCATATACCGGTATATGTCAAGCATATTCCGGTATATTTTTATTTTTTGCACAAAAAAGCCGACCGGTTTCCCGGTCAGCCTTTTCTTTCTTCTCTTTTCCTTTTTAGATCCCTAACATAGCCGCCCACGTTTCTTTTGTTACCGTTCCGTCCGTTCCGTCCGCTCCGATTGAAATACCGACGTGCTTCTTGTAATCCAGCGTTGCAATGTATGTTCCTTCGTTAAATTCTCCTGACAGATTTCCTGCTCTACCATCATTTCCAAGATCGTAGCCGCATCCTGCAAGTAACTTTTGCCACAACAGCACCGCGTTTCCTTTCATTCCTCCACCTAATACAGGCGCATCAAACATATAGCCATCCCCTTTCTTTTTTTCCTCTTCTTTCACTTCTTCCGGCTTTTCCTTTTCCAGCCATTCGTCCATGTTTGATTCTTCGTACAGTTCAGACACATCGCATTTTCCTTTTACGCCCGGTACTGATCCCTTGCTCGTATACTGCCACATATCACATTTTGACAGCTTCACTTTTGTACACGGTGCGCCGGTATTTGCGCCATATTTTGCCACCCATGCAAGGTACTGCTGCAACGTCAGGAAATTCAGATTATCATTAAACCAACTTTCGGATGCATAAACGCCCGCTTTTCTTCCGGCTTTCTTCATCGTTTCGCAAAACGCTTTACATACCGCTGTCCTTGTCTGCTTGTCCAGCCCGTCCGCGCGTACTTTTTTTTCTGTTCCGTCTCCGTCCTCACTGTCGATAAATAACGGCATTGTAGCCCCGTATTTTTCCGCACATTTCAGCGTATATTCCGCTTCTTCTCGCCCTTCTGCTACTGTGATCGCCTGTGACATAAAATAAAGCCCAAATGGAATTTTTCTTTTCGCGCATTCTTTTGCAAATTCTTCAAGTTTTGCGTCTGTTTTGATCTTTCCCTCTGTATATCCTCTGTACCCGCATCTTAAAATCACGCCATCGCAACTCTTTTTTACCGCGTCCCAATCTGTGACCGTGTTGTGTTTTGACAGATCAATGATCTTTTTCATCTGTTTCCCCTCCTGTTTATTTCTTTCCGTCTTTGTTTATCAGGTTTCGGATCATCTCGTATAAACCTGTTGATGCAAGCCCCGAGATCATACCGCCAAGCACAATTTCCGCATTTATCCCCGTACTCATGTGGATAAGTATGTTGATAACGCACCCCAGTACCAACATTGCAAGCGGGATGTAACGGTTTTTAAACCAGTCAAACGCTTCTTTACACGCAAATCCTACGCATAAGCAGATCCCCAACACTAAAGGATCTATGTAATTTGTTAAATATGTTATATCTGCCATTGCCATTTTCTTTTTTCCTCCTGTTTTTACATAAAATGTACTATCGCCTGTACTGCTGCCATCGCTACCGCTCCCACGGTCGTTCCGATCGCCGCCGACACTGCCATTTCTTTATGTTTCTCCGCCTTGTCTCCCGGTTTTTTTTCCATGTCTCCCACTCTACTATCCACCTGATCTACCTTTTCTTCTAACGTGTCAACCGCGTCATTGGTATGTCTTACCTCGCCCACCAGCTGCACCAGCGTTTCGCTGATCGTGTGGATCTCGTTGACGATCGGTTCTAGTTTATCAATCCTGTGCGTGTTTGACTTGCTGCGCTGCTCCGTTTCCGTTAAACGGTGTTCGATCTCAATTTCGTCCATCTCTTTTCCTCCCGCCTTTTATTTCCCCAAGTGCATTATGTCAACCTTTATGTTTTCGGTCGGCTTCTCGTCCGCTACAAAGATTAACCTTCCGCCCGTGTGGCTTTCGATCCTCACATTTGCCGTGTCATATTGTGAGATTGTTTCATCATTCGCCGTGACAAACACCTTTTTCGTTTCCGTAAGTCCCGCAATCACCATTTCAAGGCGGTTGTCCGCCCAATCCTCCGGCTTTAAGGTTATCGTTGCGCTTTCCGGTAATGCATTCACCAGCACTACCTCTGTGTCCTCATTGATATTGTCCTTCAAGCCCTCAAACCATTCGTTAAACAGCGCTTCAAACTGCCGAAAAAGCGTGTCTGCATCTATCTGCTTTATAAGCCCCGTAACCCACCCGCATAATTCCGTGTTCGCTCTCGTGTCCTCAATATCCGCCGCCGTGATTTTCGTTTTTCCTGCGGCGATGTAAACGTAAGCAAGGCAATACTCTTTTACTCTCTCCGTTCGCTCCATTGTCGGTTTCGTCGGCTCCGTCGCAAACTCTCCGTACTTGACATACGGCACGGTATTTCTCACCCCGTCCGTATTGTCTCCCCTGACGCAGACCGCCGCCCACCTGTTCAGTAGTACGTCGCTCGCTTCCAGTTCCAGCAGATACGGGGAGGTATTGCACACCCAGCGGCTATTAAACCAGCCGCGCCCCGTGTTGATCTGGATCGTCATTCCGTCGTTTGGCTCTACCGCCAACCGCTTACCGATCGACATATATACGCCCTGCGTTATCAGCCCGTCAAATATACCGCTCATTTGATCCGCGTTATATAATCTATCGCCCTGTACGCTATTATGAAATCCATTCGTCCAAGCCATTCTTTTTCCCTCCTACATATTAAACTGCGGCAGCAGCTTTTTCCCTTTATCATCTTCTGATTCTATCGCGCTTAAAACCATGACGTTTTTCTTGATCCCGTAACTGTTTATTACCGTTACCGTATCGCCCAAATCGAAATCTATGCCGTATTCAAAATTTCCTTCGCTCAATACCTCGCCACTAAAGCCCTCCGATATTGCGCTTTCGGCAAGTTTTTCTTTCCCTCTGTTTTTCAAGGCGTCTATGTACTGATCCTGTGGGATCTCATTTTTGTTTCCCTTGTTACTGGACAGGTCGCGGGCATCTACGAACATTTCATAACGTTCAAGTCCTTCTTTCTCTTCATTGATCGTCGTATAGGTTCTTTCCAGCCCTTCGCCCTCTCCGCCGATCAGCGCAGCATTCGCGTAATTTTCCGCGTTCATCTGGTAGTCCGTGTTGTACAGGTTTTCGTAGGTATCGCTAAATACCACATACGGTCTTTCTGTTTGATCGTGGGATCTGTCCACGCCTTTGTAGATCTGCAAAACATATTCCCCGTTCAGCCCAAAAATTTCCCAGCCATACCCGTATGCCGTGCATATATCTTCTACCGCCTTGTCCAAGCTGTCGCCTGTCACCTGTTTTTCAATGGTGTCCGTCAGCCCGCATATAGCGCCCAGCACCATCCCCGGGATCTTCCGGCGTTCGTCCGTCGGACTGATCGCGTTTTCGGTCACAAGCTGCCTGATCGCCCGCTCTGTATTTCCCCGCAAATTTGTTTGTGTCCATACGATCCGCTGATGTAAAAGATATTTCAATTCTTTTCCATTTGCCGTCAAGTAATCGCCGTTTTCGGCATCCGTTACAAGATCTATGCTTTTGATAATCATCACGTTTTTGTAGATCACATTTCCTGCGTCGTCTACCTCTACGTCCGTGTTTCTTACCGCAAGCCGGTTTTTCTGTAACAGGCTTACATTCTCTTTCGTCGCCCCGACATAGATTTCGCAGTCTCCTATTGAGTAGTACGCCGGTCGCCAAATAATGCTTGCGTAGCTGTCCAATACCCCGATCAGCTTAAAATTCAGATCATATATATTGACATCCGTTATTTTCGTCATGTTTACACCCCGCTGTATAGTACATTCGTTTTAAATGTAATCTGCAAATTTGATGTGCCTTCCTCGCAAGTGTAAGTGAATACATTTTCGCCGCTTTGCAGTCCCAGCCATTGGCTGTCTGGTGTCAAAAATCCCATTGCATTACTTTTCTTTCCGTTCCTCAACAGCTGTATGCTTTTTTCTCCCACATTTGTGTTAATAATAATCATGTCCGACTGCTGCATCGTCATATTGATTTTAATATGCGTCCGTTCCAGCACATCATAGATGATCGGGTTTGTTACCGTTCCGCTTGCCGCGAATAACTCCATGACTATTCCCGTTTCCGCGTCTCCGGTGTACACTATTGACTTTCTGATATTTGGCGTCAGCTCTGAAAACGGTATGCCTTCCTTTTCGATCGCAAAAGGAAATTCAAATAGTGGTGAGATTTCGCAAAACATGGTTGTAAGTTCGTCTGCTGATTTAAAATAAGGCTTCGGGCATACAATACTAATCTGCATTATCTCGTTTTTTGTAAATAGATCGCATTCGATCGTTTCCACCACGCCGCAGATCTGCACGTCTCTTGTGTCGTTTTTAAAATAAATAGTCACTTCTCTTTTTGGTGGCAGATACTTATACAGTTCTATCCTGCTTTTCTCTATTTCCCTGTTCAGATTTATATACAGTACAATATTCCGGCTTTCCATCCTTACAGAGTTAATTGTGTCTCCGTCTATGGTCGTGTTTGCCGATTTATTCACGGTCGCGCCCGGCGGCGCTAACCCCTCTATCTTGTACAATGTGTAATTTTGGTTTTGGGTGAGGTCTAACACCTCACCCCTGTCATTTTTAACGCTCAAACTGTACATTTTTACGCTCCTACATATCCCAAAAGGTTTTTGGTCTGCCGGTAAAGATCCAGCCTGCTCATTGGCTTCGGGCTGTTGTTGGTCTGGTAGAAGTAATAATTGTTTGTCGTTCCCTGCTGCTGTCCGCTTCCACCGTTTCCATGTCCCGTTCCTGTCAGTCCCATGTCCACGCCTTGCAAACCAGCTTTCGCTTCTTCGGTCATTTCAGCCGCAAGTTTTTTGACCGACTGCAACGCGCTTCCCGCATTTTGTTTAATTCCAAGCGCTATACCGGAAGGTATATACTTACCTACCTCTTTAGCCATTACACGGGATGGGCTTTTAATTCCAAGCGCGTCCTTCGCTCCCTGTACCATTCCGCCGAAAAAGTCATTTACATTTTTCTTAAACTGCTCTTTTGCGTCCTGTATACCCTTCCATACACCGTCAACGATATTCTTTCCGATGCTTTTCATCTTTTCCGGGATCTCTTGCGCACCTTCTACCACCTTGCTTATGAGTTCTTCAATGGCTTCTTTTCCTTTTGTCCCCATGTCTGTAACCCAAGTGGTCAGTTTTTCTATGGCTTTATCCAACCATTCCTTTATCTTTCCCGGTAATTCCTTGATCGTTTCGACAACTTTATCTATAAAGCCCTGTGCTGCTTCTTTGGCTTTATTCACCATGTCGTCTTTCCATGCCCGCACTTTTTCAAGTGTGTTTTCAAGCCAAGTCCGCACTTTTTCCGGCAACGTTGTAAAAAATTCGATGATCTTGTTTACAAAGCTCTCCGCTGTCTCGCGGGCTTTTTCAACCATATCATCTTTCCATTTTTTCACCTTTTCCAGTGTGTTTGTGATCCATGTGTAGACCTTGCCCGGCAGTTCCTGAATAAATTGGACGACATTATTTACAAAGTTTTCCGCCGTCTCGCGGGCTTTGGTCGCCATGTCAATAGCCCATAGTGCTACTGTTCCAAGTGCGTACCCAATCCAATATCCGATTGTTTCCGGCAAATTTTGAAAAAATTCTGCAACCGCGTTTACAAAATCGGAACCCATTTGTCCCGCCTTGTCCACCATATCCGAAACCCACTGCCCCGCCTGATCCAGTGCGTCAGACAAAAATCCTGTGATGTTTCCCGGCAGATCCTCAAAGAATTGCGAGATATTATCCCCAATTCCTTCAAGAAACGTCACAAAGTCATTGAATTTTTCCGGGATCGTCTCGGTAAAAAATGTTACTATGCTGTCTACTACATTTCCAACCGCTTCTTTGATTCCGTCCCAGAGATCCGTCCAAAACTGTCTAAATCCCTCCGAATTATTCCAGAGTACCGCAAAAGCCGCCACCAGCCCGGCGATCAGCACAATAATAATGCCGATCGGGTTCGCGCTCATTGCTGCATTCAGTAGCCATTGCGCCGCCGTCGCCGCTGATTCCGCCAGCGAGAAACTTTTTATTGCCGCTACAAGGCTTTCAACCGTGCTTACAACCTCAAACGCTGCAAGTCCCGCCCCTATTCCGGCTAATCCCGCTATTACCTCGTCTTTGTGATCGACGATCCAATTTATAAAGTCACCGACCGCATCAACCACCGGTTGCAGTGCTTCTTTGACCGCCGGGAGGTTGTCCTGTACCCATTGTATGCCGTCTTTAACATACGGCATCAATGTTGTACCGACTTTTTCAGCTATATCCTTTATTCCGTCAACGATAGGCGTCAGCTTTTCTTTGATTGCCGGGAGGTTATCGACCGCCCACTGTACGCCCTCTTTTACATATGGCAATAGATCCTCTACTAGCGGTTGTAACAGATCAACCTTGATCGTTCGTCCAAGCCCTTCCAGTTCGCTTCCAACGTCACCATATCGGACGTTTTGCATATCCTCCATCGTACCCTTGACGTCGCTGTAACTGTCGCCAAGCGTGGTTAAACTGGTCACTACTGACAGGTTCGCATCCTCGCCCATTGTGCCGAACGCGGTCGCCGCCATGTTCAAGGCTTCCTGTTCATCGGTGCAGTTGGAAATATCGGACACAATGCTGTCAATGACAGTTTTCATTGTTCCCTGTCCGGTTTCCCATTCCTTAAACGCCTGTTTAGTCGATCCGCTAAACATTCCGATGTTTTCCTTGATCGTTCCATCTCCAAGCCTGTTTTTCACCTCGTTAATGGAATCGTTTACTTTGTCAAGGTTATACGCTCCGCCCTGTGCGCCGTTTTCAAGCAGCTGGAAATACTCTTCTGCCGAATATCCCGCCTGCTCAAAATTTCCGCCGTATTCCGCGATATTGTCGCCAAGCTCCCCGGTGTAGTCCAGTCCGTTTTGTGATCCCTTCGCGAAAAGGTCGAATGCTTCTTGCGCGTCAATGCCGAAATGCTGCATTAAATTGTTAGTTCCTCGGATCGTTTCGTTGAAATCGCTTCCAAACGTATCTTCCAAGGTCATAGCGTTCATTGTCAACTCTTTCAGCTTCGTGGGATCTACTTCCCCCGTCACCTGTTTGACATACGCCATTTTGTCTCCGACATCTTCAAGGCTTTCCCCGAAATTCGATTTATAAACGTCCTCTATTGCCGTTTTAAATCCTTCCATTTCTTCCGCGCTTGATCCGGTCTGTGCCTGGAATTTGCTAAATGCGCTATCTGATGATACCGCCAAGTCAACAAATTCTTTCAGCCCGTCAATCGCCGCCCTGATTCCGTCCGCGACCAAACTAGCAAGTGCGCCCTTCATTACCGTAAAGCCGCCGCTTAATCCCGACGCCGCTGATTCGCCTTTTTTCTCTTTTTCGCCCAAATCGTCGGTTGCGCTCGTCGCATCCTTTAGCTTCGATTCATTTTCCTGTAAGTCGCCGCTTAGATCTTTTATCTCCTTTGCCAAACTTCGCGCTTCTCGCGATCCCTTGCCCTGTTCCAGAACCACATTCGTATAGTCCTGTTTCAGCTGGTTCAGCTTTTCTTTCTGTCCCTCGATCGTAGAAGTCAGCGTATTCAGTGCGGTACGGGTTTGCTTGCTCCCGCCCTGCACCTTATCCAATTCGGTTTTCCACTGCTGCATCTCCCGTTCGGTTTTATTTATCGCGGCTTTTTGGTTGTTGATCGCAATCTTTAGATTGTCGATCGTCTTACTTAGCTTTTGGGCTTCAACGCTTCCTTCGCCCTGCTCCTGTATCAGCCGCTTTTGTTCCGCTACGGTCTTTTCGTACTGTTCAACTAACGATCCCAAGATCGTTTTCTGATTGCCTAAATTGCTGCCAAGCTGTGACAGCTTCGCTTTTAAGCCCTCTGTTGACGCACTCCAATCATCCATTGATGATGCAATGGATTTAAACTCCGAATTTGTTACGCTTATCTGCCGTTTGGCTTCCTGCATCCCCCTTTTTAGGTCTGATATATCAACCTTGAATTTTGTTGTTGTTTCATTATTTTTTGCCATTATGTACACCGCCCTTTGGCTATCGGCTCATAATGGCTCTACTTAGCTTTTTTCCGTCTTATCCATTTTAATTTCAAAACGTGTTTTACAGTTTCTTCCTTTGCACGTCACAAAAAGCCCCTTGCATTGGCTTTCCGGCGTGTAAAAGATCGGCATCTCATAGCCGCATCGCGGGCATTTCACCTTTCTCAAAACCAATCATCCCCCGCTTTCCTTCTGATCTTTCCATTGGTCATTCCTGACATACTATTTCCGCCTTTGTTCTTCCGTCTGTTGTAGTCCGACAAGTCTGTTATCAGGTTGCACACATCTTCTGCGGGATAGCTCAATAATTTTATCGGATCTAAACCCGCATAGTTATCGCAAAGGCTTTTGTTTATATCAAAAAATGTTTGCGACAGCGTTAGGTCTACATTGTCGTTTTCTTCGCTGCCGCCAGAGCGTTTCCCAATTTTCCCTTTCCAATTTCTTTCACTTTTTTAACCGCCCACCTAACAATCTCTACTCCTGCGTCAAGGACTTCCAGCACATCCGCTTTTTCCAGTTCTTCGTCCGATACATCAAACGTCGCTTTAATGAGCTTATCAATAGCTCCCGCGCTTGTCGCAAGCATTTCAAACACGTTCTCCGTATTTACTCCCTCTGCTTCCTCCGGGTTCATTACTTCCAGCAATTTCATTACACTCATAACTACGCCGTATGAAATTTTCGGTTCATCTACTTTAATTACCCGTTCTACTTCCGTCATATTTTCGTTTTTATATACCGTCAGTTTTAAACTCATGGTTTCATCCTCCTGTCCTTATGCCGATAATGTTTCGTTTTTCTTGATCGTTTCCGGCGTCTGCACTGTGCCAAAAAACGTTTCTTCATCCTGCGGATTTTTCTTCGTGTCCACATTAACCGCCTTAATTGTCTTTTTCTTGCTGCCTAACTCGAATTTGTGATTTGTGTTAATGCCTGTGTATGTGATTTCCTGACCGCTTGCGTCTGTACCGTCGTCTTTGCTCTTGTGATCGCTGTCCGGGATGCTAAATTTCCCTTTCGATCTCCACACAAAGATCTCTGTACCGTCCGTTTTTTCTGTTACATAGCCCAGCGCGTAATATTCACTTTCTCGTTCTCCTTCGACGAACATTCCTTTTTCTTCGTCGTAATGCTGACCGGTGATCTGTGCCAGTACATCAAACGGAAATGCTGATGCTGTAATCGTCACTTCATCCGATCCCACGCTATCAATTACAATCGCCGCCGCGTTATCGTAATAATGCGTTGCGGAGCTTGCTTCCGTCGATCTGCTGATTTCTGCCACGCCAGCGACCGGAAACGGCGTACCGTATGTAATCTTTTCCGCTGTATCTTCGATCAGCTTCGCCGCCATTAAGCGCCGCACACCTCTGTATTCTTCGATTTTTACGTCTCCCATTTTTTATTCCTCCTGATTTTTTTCTTTGTAAAACGCGCTCATTCCTCGCCCTGTGTGTGTCGGTTCGTCGCTCGCCACATCGTAGCCTTTTCCCGTCACCACAAAGCCCGCTTTTATCAGCAGCTTTTTCGCTTCAAGCAACTTTTCATTTACTTCCTGCGGATCGTTGCTGTAAAAATTAACGCTATATTCCCACTGTGTTTGTGTTTCCTTATTGTCATAAAAGCCGCCGCCTACCGTGTCGTCATTCCAAAATGTAAAAAAGTGCTGTGGGTACTTTTCTTCCCCAAGGCTTCCCTGTCGTATTACCGGGTAGCCCATTGTTTCAAGGGTTTCGATCAGCAAATCAACCATGTCTCAACCTCCCATTATCTTTTTAATCTCTTTGTTTATGACTTCCTCCTGTATGTCTGCGACTTCTTTCTGTACCTTCGATCCGTAGATCGCATTTTTCATTCCTTTTGCCGGTTTCATGCGCGGTGTCCCGTACATCAAATAGATTGACGTCATGCCGGATTTTTTTAAATCAAATCCGACTTTTATTCCTGCGGTCAGTCCTTCCCATTCCGTCTTGCTGTCCCGGTCTATGGATCTTTTGGTTGCTCCGGCGCTGTATTTACCGCGTGCGGGCAGTGCGCTTCCTTCCGCGCTCTGCTCAATCTGCGGCGTGATATAGTCTTTAGCTGCTTCCAGCGCTTTTTCTGTCGCCTTTTTCACCGCTGCGCCGCCGCCGATCTTGTCCAGATTTGACATAACATCTTTCCAACCGTCAAACTGCAAACCCATCTTGCTACGCCCCACCTTTTATCCCCCTTACTTTAAATTTGATAAACTGGTGGCGCTGCTCAATGTCCTCCGGCTCTCCGATCACCTCATAGGTCTTTTCGCCAAGTTTAACCCTGCTTTCTGCCGTGATGTCCGGTCTATACCACGTTTCCACATTCGCCGTATCGACCACCGAATAGACACCATTCACATTTTGTTCTGTTCCGCCATATGTCTTAAACGTCCCAAATATCCGAACCGCCGTTTCTTCGTCGTACTCTTTTTTAGTAACTCCTTGCACCAGCTTTTTTGTTGGATTCAGCAGCATTAACGGCGTACTATATGGCGTACTCGGTTTAAAGCTACTCATTTTCTTTTTTATCCTCCGATTCTTCCGGCGGCGTCCTGTACGTCAACTGCGTCACCCGCTGAAAAAAATACTCCGACAGCTTTCCGTCGCCAAAATTCCAAAGATCCGATACGCCGCGGGCAATGACACCGGCGGAATGTTCGGAATCAACGATTTTTTCATCAACTCCCGCGTCAAGCATATAATCTTTCACCTCTTCGATGTACGCTTTCAGCGTTTCGTCCTGGTAATCTCCCGTGATCCCAAGTAATGCTTTAACCCTTGTCAAAGCGTCATATTCCGCCATTTGCCGTACCTCCTGTTTTAGGCTTCTGCTCCTTTTTTGATGATAAGTACACCGTTCGGATCTACCAGTTTTCCGTCACAAATCATTACCGCCTTGTTTTTGACCTCGCTTGTGTCGTTGTCTGTCCATTTCACCACGGTCATTTCCATATTTGAGTTAATCGCGTAATCGGTCGGTTTCATAAATACCGCCACCACGTCTCCCGTATTTGCGTCCTCAAATGTCGGCAGGCATCCATCTTCTACCGTTTCTACTGTCTTACCCATAAAACGGTAAGTCTCTCCCCCGTCGATTCCGTAGTTGGTTCTACCGATCGGCTGTCCGTTTGCATCTACCATTCCGTCGATCTGCCCGTCGAAAGTTGACTGATTCATGAAAAACGTACCGTCTCTATACGCTTTTTTCATTTTAGCCTTTACCTTTGAATGCCATGCTTCCCAGCTTTTAAATTCTTTCGGCGTTAATGTGATCACGTTGGTCACTCTCGGATCTTTCAAGATTCCGGTCGGCTGATTTGTTCCTGTTCCGTTAAAGATTGCAATCTCAACCGCTTTTACAATGGCTTCTGCCGCAAGCTGTACGAAAAGCTGCTGGAATGCTTCCAACGTCACCACGCTTGCAAGCAGCGTCTGCGCGATCTTGCATTCTACCCCGTAATATAAAAATGTCACTTTTTCATTCGCTTCAACTTTCTGACTTTCGCTGCTTCCTTCTCCTACCCATTTAGCTTCCGGCTTCAAGGATAAGATCGGGATTGCAACACCGCCCTGTACATTCAGCTTTCTAACCAGCTTGTACACATTTCCATAGGTTTCTAATTTCTGGATGATCTCGCCCAAAATGGTTGTTGGGATAACCGCCGACGCGTCTGTTGTTCCGGTCACTTCGTCCTTTCTTAACTCTGCCGGGATCTGTGTACCACGGCAGACATATTCCATGAACGCCTTTCTATATTCTACTGTATCGTGTCTGTCTGTTTCCTCCGATCTTTTTTCTTTTCCATAGCCAAATGATCCGACCTTTGCAAATCCGTTTCTTAACTCTGCCCCTTTCGGCGCTCCTGATCTGCCCTCTTTGTTATCGTCGCCATTATCGCCGCCATTATCGCCGCCGTTATCGCCGCCGTCGTCGTCTCCGTTGTCGTCTCCGTTGTCGTCTCCTTCACTTTCGTCCAGCTTCTTCAGCTGATCTTCCACGTCCGCGATCTCGTCCCTTAATGCCTGCAACGTCTTTCCGATGCTTCTTACCTCGTTTAAATCATTGGATGCGTCGCTTTTTCTCTGCAGCTCTTCCATTTTTGATCTTTTGTTCGCAATCATTTTGTTTAAAAAGTCTCTAAATTCCTTATTTTTCATCGTTTTCCTCCTGTTAAATTGTTCTGTTTCTGTTTTTCTCTTTTTCGATTTCCAGCATTTTTTCCGACGTCTCGCTATCCAACGAACGCCTTGCACTATCCAGTGCTATCCTTGCGCTTTCCAGCGCCTTTTTATCTCTTGCTGTTATCTCTGTATCTTCATAAGCGGGAAAAGTTACCGCCGACACCTCAAAAACATCTGTTATGCTTTTTATGTGCCGTGTAGGGTGGTCACTGTTTAAGTTTTCCCACTCCTCTTCCCCGATGATGAACATAAACGACATCCCTGACAGATCCCCGCGTTTTACCGCACTGTACAGGCTTTTTGCTTCCGCGTTATTCTCCGTGTCAAGGTTCACGCGGATTTCCATCCCATTCTTGTCTACCATCAACTGCATAGTTGAGTTTTTGTTGTTGTTTCTGCTCCTTGCCAGCGGGATCATGTCTATATTGTGATTTACCAAAAACCTTACATCTTTCAAGTTGCACTTATCCAGCGCACCCGGTTCTATAATTTCGTCAAAATATCCCAGATCTGTCTTTTTCCCGTAAACAATCGGGCATCCCGTGATATAATTCCCGTTTTCTTCATTGTTTTCCGCCCTGATTTCAAACTCATACATCCGCTGTATACGCTCCATCGGCTTTTCAGCTTTCGTTTTCGTTTTCATCTTCTTCCTCTCCCTTCGTTCCGTATTTTTCCGCCTGATACCTTCCTGCAAATTCCACATTCATATAATTCAAGCTCTGCATTCTCACGCCTTTCAGCTCTTCAAGCGGTTGTAGTCCAAGCGCTACACGTTTTTCATTTTCAAATAGCGCCCCGCTGTCTCCCAGCAGCCGGATCATTTCAAGTGTCTGATCCGTACTCATAAAGATCAATTCTTTGGGATAAAACTTTATTTCATTTCCCAGCGTTTTTTCCTTGTCTGTAAACAGCACTCGCGTGAATGCCTGCGTAAATGATATTATCAGCGGTTCAAGCGTTTTTTGGTAGAATGCTTCGTATTGTTCTTTCGTGTAGTCTCCTGTCAGGATCGGGATCGGTACTCCAAATTGCCGCAAGATCTTTTCGTCTATAAATTTCAGCGTGTCCGCGTCTACGATCTTCACTTCTTTTTTAATTGGCGTGTATTCCGCTTTTAAATCCAACGGTAAAATTCCGCTTTCCGATTTTCTTAACTTGTTTTCTAATTCCACAATAGCTTCTTTCGTTTCTTCTTTGTTCAGCATTGTGTTATATTTGACTACCGCGTTTACTGTCATGCTACTCTTCATAGCCGACGCCACTCCCTGTAAAAGCTGATGATTTATTTCAAGCGTTTTAAGCAGTGCGCCGTTGTCCGGTTGTCCCTGTTCATTTCCGCCCATATACTGGTTTACTGCATATCTGTGTCTGATATGGATCACATCATTGTAGTCAACCATATATTCTGTTCCATCCGCAAAATGAAAATTTACAAATAGTTCCCCTCCGTCATTTTCGTAGAAATCGACCTGTGTCGGTGTGATCGGGTACAACCCTTCATACTCCCGTTTTTCTTTTCCGTTTTTGTCTTTCCATCTTCGGTACACCGGGATGATAAAAACGTTGTAGTTTAAAAACAGCAGCCACGTTATTTTTTCCAAAAAATCGCTCGTTGTCATATACGGATTTGGTTCATTTAACATTTTCTGTATTTTTCCATACATCGGCACCGGATCAGATCCTTTTTGCAAGATGTGCATAGGGCGCAGCTTTTTCATTTCCAATGTGATGCACGTTATCGCCTGCTGTACCACATCCGACGCGTAGATATTAGTACCGAATTGGGTAAAAATAGGCGTTCTTCCATTCATCAGATCCGCATAGCTCAACCCGCTTGTTTTCTTATCCAGTTTTTTCAAAAGGTTTCCGAACCATCCCATTTTTATACTCCTATCATCTGCCTGTATTCCGTTCTGTGCTGCCTGTACATCTCGTACAGGATCGCATTGCACACCGCACCATCAATTCGCGCGCTTTTAATGTTCGATTTTACGATCAACGCCTGACCGTAACTGTTCACCTGTAAGCAAGCGTTTTTCAAATTCCACTTGTCAACCTCATTGTCATTGTAATTTACCAATCTGTGCATAAAATCCGCTTCCAGCAATTTGATTGCATTACTCAACGTTTGCGCGTTCTGTAAAATCATCACCAAATCGTCGCTTGCTTTTGACCATCCGTAAAACTCCATTCTGTTCAGCCAGTCTTTCGCGAATCTCTGGTCATATCCGCATTTATATAGCTTTATGTCGTAGTCTTTATACAGATCATAAAACCAATCAGCTACGCGGCTTAAATCAATGTCGTTTCCCTCTGTGATTGTGATTAGTCCCTTTTGCGCCCATTCTTCATACTTCGCGCCAGCGTTTCGGTCGTCGCTGTCCTGCAATTTGCTTTCCGGTAAAAAATACATTGTGTGTATATATTTCACATCATCTTCCGGTTTCATCAACAGCACCTTCGCGCACGTCAAATCTGTCGTTTCTGACAAATCGACCGCTCCAAGCGCTTTGCACCCCCGGAAGCCCTCAATATCGTATGTGGCCTTATAGTCATAGTCCTCTACATTTAGCCATGCCTGCGCCGTATTTTGCTTTATATTAAAATCTTTCGCTAACACAAAAATACGATCTGATTTTGAGCTTCGCGCCGTATCTACCTGTTCGTCTAAATAGTCCCATTTTTTCACTATTCCAAGCGACGGGTTACTTTTTACCCAACTCGCCCGGTTTTGCCATACCTCCTGTTCGCTGTCCTGCGTATAGAGCCATGGCAGTGTCCTTTCTGCCGCCGCCCCATCATCTTCCCCGGCTATTATCTTTCTTGCCTTTTTCAGTTCATCATCAAGGTAGCCGTCCACTATAAACCCTTCCGTTGTCAGGTTTATGAACAATGGTTCATCTTTCAAAGATTGCGACTGTTCGATAGATTTTGCTATGATGTTGTTTTTCATCTCGTGGCTTTCGTCCAAAAAAGCCGTGTCGATGTTTCTTCCCTCTTTATTCTTCGTTCGATCCGACAGCTTGAATATTTTTGTCCCATTTGTTTTATTTAAAATAAATCTTTGGTTTCTTTTTGTATCAAGCTGCTCCGGGTCTACTAACATCCGCATCGTGTCGATTGTGTCATATATGATGCTTGCCTGATTGTCGTCATTTGAACTGCACACAATATCAGATCCGCCATTTCCCAAGAAAAATTCTGAAAGTCCCAACGCGCTACACGTTTCTGACTTGCAGTTTTTTCGCGCTATTAAAAGCAGCACCTTTTTAAATCTTCTCAATGTCGTTTCAGACATTTTAAAGCTATACACTGCTTCAATAAATGCTTTTTGCCACAACATCAGCACCATAGGTTTGTTGTAATACGGGCTTTTTGTCAGTCTGACGCACTTTTCCATGAAATCAATTCTTATCAGCGCGTCCCCGGTGTCGTATATGTATGCATCGTTTTTCAGATCTTCTTTTAACTTTTCCAGCTCTTGCCACAATTCCCGCCCGACAATAATTTCGCCGGTTTCTATTTTTTCATGGTATTCCAGCAAAAAACTGTTTTCCGGCGTCCAGATTTTTCTATCCTGTATCAACATCTTTCATGTGTTCGCTAAACCACTTTCGCAATGGGCTTTCCTCTCCATCTTCGTTTTCGTTTCTTTTCTCTCTATATACCGCTGCTTCGATCACTTTTATACAGTTCGTGTATTGCTGCAAAAATTCTTTGTACATTTTTGCCGCTGGTGTGCTTCTTTGCCGCATCGGGTTTTTCGGATCTACCTGTAAAAACGGAAGCTCTTTCAATTCGTCCAGCCGTTTTTCTAAAAAAATCACCTGATCCATCACTTTTTCCAATATCTTTTTTTCATCTTCCGGGATCAGCCCAAGCATTTCCTCGTTTCTTTCCACGGCATCCCTCCCGCTTTATTCATCTGCTGCTTTTTTCTTGCTTGTCCTCTTTTTCTTTGTGTCAGATTCCGACACCGTTTCATTTTCTGCCTGATCCGTTTCATTTTCTGCCTGATCCGTTTCATTTTCTGCCTGATCCGTTTCGTTTTCTGCCTGATCCGTTTCGTTTTCTGTTCCAATGATCTCTACCAGTGCAATTCCCGCCTTGTTTTCTGTTCCGGCAAGTTCTTCCGCCCGTTCTTTTGCCATTTCCAGTTCTTCGCCTTCTAAAACGTCTCTTCCCAGCTTTAAGTCGCTGTATCTTCGCAAACATCTTACTTTCATTTCCCTTTTTCCTCCTTTTTTCTCTTTTTTTATTTTTTCATTCCGAAAATCTCGTCAAAATTTCGATTCTGTGAAAAAGCAGATCCCCCCAACAGTCCCCTAGGGGCTTGCTTTTTCCTTTTGGTGGGGGGCTTAGAATTTTCCTTCAAACTGGTTAAACCAATTTTCTATGTATTTCCCCCACTCTTTTTGATCTCTTTTCTCATTTTCTTTCAAGCGCCCCCAGCACTCCTCTTTCGTGGCTTCAATCATTATTTCTCTTGCTCCCAATTCATTCGCAAGTCTTTCCCTTTCGCTTTTATACGGATATCCGCCGATAATATACGCATTCTGCCATTTCCCGCGCCGATACTTGACACAATCAATTAGCGTGTCCCGTACCGCGAACACAACGCTCTTTAGTCTCTGCGGCTTCTCGTATCTCTCGCAGCCACTCACACACTCCCATATGTTGTCAATGTCTACTATCAAGTCGCCCACAAAAGCTGCGTCTTTGACGTATGATGTCTTTCCGCTTAACGGCGCTCCCCACACCAGAAACACTTGTCTCTGCGTGTGCGCCAGCTTGTTATGTATCAGGTTGTGGCATCTGTGGTGTACCAGTGCTATGTTGTCCGGGTTTAATGCTATCTCTGCGTCTGTATAGTTCTCCTCTGTTAGCGGTGTCTTATGATGTCCTATACAGTCATACGCTTTTATGATCGGCTGCCCGCAATGCTCGCATATGATCTGACCGTCAACCGCCCGATCTATCTTTAGCACTGCAAGTAGTCTTTCCCACTCTTTCGATCTGTAAAAGTTATAAAGGCTCATACTCTTTTTCCGTAATTTCCTTGTACTCTTCTTCCGTCAGCTTTCCGGCTGCGACCAATCTTTTCAGTCTTGTGTCATTCCAGTTTTTTGGATAATATTTTTTAGCTTCTGCTTTTACGTCCATTTCCGTTCCCCCTCCTACAATTCCACACCAGCCATTACGGCGATATATGCCGCATCAGCGGCAGCCTGTTTCGCAATCTCCAACGCATCCGGTTCTTTCAGCCGTACACTGTATGTATATGTTCCGTCCTCGTTTCCGCACGTTGTCACTTCGTTGTCAAGCACTGTATAGCTCTCGTATCTCTTTTCCCGCTTTTCGTTTTTCAAAATTACCGCGCTGTCGCTCGTCATGTCCTTAAACACTTTCAGCGCACCGTCTAACGATTCTCCGCTTTTAAAAGTGATAAACAGCGCTTTTTTATCGTCCATCTGTCCGATCTGCGCCCCAAGTCCAACCGGTTCAAGTTCTTTTTCATCTACAAACATTTTCAGCATTTTCTACACCTTCCTTTTCAGTTCTTCTATTTCTTTATTCAAAATCTGTACCATGCCGATCAAATAGGGAACAAATGCGGTTTTGTCAACGCCCGGCACTTCTTCGTTTCCCATATCCCCCAGCAGTTCGTTAAATTCTTCCTCGTTCCAATTCTCTGGCGTAACTACCGCTTCCGGTATAACTTTTTCTACTTCGTCAACGATCACTCCAACGACATCTTTCTGATTGTTTCCAAATCCCGGGCGATAGTCAAAACTTTCTACCGGTATTTCCAGTATTTTTCTGATCCGTTCCTCCGTCGTCGGGCTTATGTTCTCTTTTACTCCTCGGTATGAATCTTTAACAAGCGATCCGCCATAATGCAAATTTAGACATATCACGTCCATACATGACGTAGCTTCCTGATTTATCACATTCAGCAGCCGCCCCCTTGCATTCACGTTGTTCCCATTTCCCGCTGTACCAAATCCGGCTCCTGTGTTTGACTGTATAATCGGAACGGTATGTATTGCCCGTCCATTCATCTGTATGTTTCCAGTCATTGTTCCGCCGCTTCTTTGCAGCGCTCCATTTGCTTTAGTCTGTACGCCGCTCCAATCCAACGCTATCTCGTCCCATGTGTCGTTTGCTAATATAAAAGCGCTTGCGTGTTTTCCGTCCACTGTGTCCGCATTTACCGCCGATCCCGCCGCTCTCGCATAATCGACCGCCGCTTTCTCTGTGCTTCCTTCCACTGTCGGTTCTATCCACACTCTCCCGTCTGTTTTTAGTGCCATCAGTACAGAACTGGTCTGCGGATCTAAAAACTCCAAGTTCTTCCCCAATATCCCGCCATACATGGCATACAATACGCGCTGGTTTTCAACGTTATCCGTCGTTACCGCTTTTTCGTAAAACTTTTCTATGGCTTCCTGCGTGTTTTTCGCTCCTAATTTTGTCTTAGAATCGTTAAAAAACAGCTCGCGCGCCGTTTTGATAATTTTAAAAAACATCTTCTCACCTACCACAAATCGCTTTCTATCTGTTTCTTTCTCAACTTCAATTCTTCTTTTCTCAACTCTGTCGTCGCCGGTTCGTTGCTGTATTTCCCCCAGTTTTTTAACAAAAATATTCCTGCGGTGTTGTCTGGTGGGTAGTACACTTCAACCTCGTACTCCACCATTTCCTCCCACTCTTTCGCCTTTTTTCCGTCCTCGTATATACACCTTTTCACTTTCTGGTACTGTTTTACTTTTTGTGTATGTCCCACGGCAGATCTGTACATTGCGTTTTCGATCTCTTTTACTGCTTTCAGCCGCCCCCTTTTTATGGCGTCCTGTAACTCCGGCAATTCCGCCTTGTATTTATAAAGCGTTGATTCCGAAACGCCCAATTTTTCGGCAATTTGCGCCATTGTCAGCCCGTTTTCCGCCCATTTTTTGATCTTATCGAGGTCTTTAACTACCGCACTCTTTTTTTCTGGTCTTGCCATAGGCTAACCCCTCGCTTTTCCCCTTCTTCCGCCGTTTTTTTGATTTAGATCTATATATTTAGATTAAAATATATAGATCTAAATACAATAGCGCCCCCGTGCGCCCGTTTGTACTGCTGCCACTGCTGCGCCGATCGCGCAAACAAAAAAGAGGTTGTTTTTCAACCTCTTCTTTCCATGTAGCCGCTTCTTTCCAGTCTGATATACAGTTCTTTCAGCAGTCTCTTGTTATTCCTTCTGATCGTAGTCACGTCTTTCCCCATTTTTTCCGCGATCTGCTCCGCCGTGTACCCGTCCCGGTATCTCATAAAAACAACCTCAATGTATTCATCTGTTTTCAGATCTTCCAGCGCTTTTTCCATGTATTCATCATCATCACCCAGCAGCCCGATCTTTTGCGCGTCAAAATATTCCTTGATTTCCTTCCCTGCTACTCGCTCCGCTGTCCTTTTCGGATTTTCTACAATCCTCTGTATTATCAGTTCTTTTACCGTCTCCTCGACTATCTCCCTGACCTCTTCCCTTGTCATTGCGCCCTCCTTCCATCATCTTACGACCTTAAACTTTTTCATTTTTTCAAATTTCGGCATCTCGTTTTCGTGGTACTCTGCTTCAACGCTGCAAGTCATTGTTTCCATGTCAATCATATTTATTTTTTTGATCGTAAACTCTAACTCTCTTCCGTTTTCTTCAAAAATAACCTTCGATCCAGCTTTTATTATTGGCGTTTCTGCTCTGCTGTCCATTTCAAACGCAACTTCTGTTTTTACCATTCTTCCTCTCGGTTCTTTTTCGTAAAACAGGCAGTTCTTCGCATTTTCCCAGCACTTCCCGCCTTGTGAGTAATGTCTCTTGCATGTATAGCAATCCATTTTTACTCCTCTTTCTTTAATTTCTCTTCTGCGATCCGTTTTTTCACTGCTGCATTGAGTTTCAATATTCCGTCCTTTTCTCCCGCCGGTCTTTCTTTAAATTTCACTTTTTGACCGCATACCGGGCAGCACGTCCACCCTTTCTCAATGTGCATTCCGCACTTTCCATTCGGGCATCTCCATTCCTCCTGCACATAATCGCTTGCAAACACTGTATAGCCTATAAATTCCGCTGCTCGTCTTATAATTTTCATAGCTAACCCCTTTCTTTCGGTGCTTTCGACGTTCTTCTTTTTGCGATCCCAAGTATTTTTTCTGCGCAATCCTCGCATATGTCCAGCTGCTTCCAATCTCGCCACCCTTCCCAGTTCCACATTTTTTCCCGTTTTTTGCATTTATATTTTTTTGTCGCTTCGTTTTTTTCGCATATATCGCACATAATCTTTTCCATCTTATCCCTCCAACTCCTGCATTTTTTTCGTAATGTTTTGGCATCTCGCAATTATTTCTCCGCTCCTGCCGCTTTCAGCCATAAGTTGTTTTACTATTTCCTCATTGACCACCAGCGAATCCTCACATTTGCACTTGCTTATACACACGCCGCCCACATAGCAGCCGCCGCCGCAGTCCATCAGACCGCTTTTATTGTTGCAAATCCTCATTCTCTTCCTCCCCTCAATGTTTCCATCCCAAAATCACATATCCCGGCATCAAGCCGTACTCCGGCACATTGCGCAGGACGTAATCAATATTCTTTGCAATTTCGTGACCTGTGTATTTCTCCCCGTCCCATTCTCTCAAAATAAGCACGTCGCATATCTGCAAGTCATCTTCGTCCTCTCGGATTTCAAAATTTTTTGTTCCTTCCACAACCGATCTAAAATACTCCGGCAAGATCTTTTTTTCTACTACTTTTTTCACTCGACCGCCTTCCTTAAACTCTACCGCCCGCACCCTGTCCGTATCAAATGCGATCGGTGTATTATCAACTGCTTCTTTCGCCGCGTCATAATCTTTCACGTTTCCATTTTTGAGGTTGTCCAGCAACAACCCCACCTCAATATATTTTCCCATGTTCTTATCCTCCTAAATCTCAGTTTATCTGTCTATTATTTTTAAAATACCAAACGAAAAGGCTACATATCCTT